AATTTTTACGAGACATCTAACTTTATTCAAGTACCAGACTCAGTTATTGGTATTGAAAAGATTTTTAAATTTGATACTAGTAGCATTTCTGGAGGGATGTTCAGTATCAAGTATCAGTTGTTCTTAAATGACTTATATTACTTCAACTCAGTAGAGTTGTTGCAATATGCGATGACTAAGACTTATCTTGAGGATATTGACTTCTTACTGACTCCTGATAGGCAAATTAGATTTAACAAGCGTCAGGATAGAATGTATCTTGACATTGATTGGGGCAGTGTAACTGAGGATGATTATATCGTTATTGACTGTCATCGTGCATTAGATCCACAAAGTTTCACACAAATCTACAATGATAGTTTTGTAAAGAGATATCTTACTGCATTAATTAAAAGACAGTGGGGAGCAAATATGATGAAGTTTGGTGGAACCAAATTACCAGGAGGAATTGAACTCAACGGCAGACAGTATTACGACGACGGTGAAAGAGAAATTGCTGATATTCGTAGTCGTATGGCAATGGAATATGAATTACCACCTCTTGACTTTATTGGCTGATGGCACTTAATCCCTTTTTCCTACAAGGTTCCTTTGGGGAACAAAGATTAGTACAGGAGTTGATCAACGAACAACTCAAGATATATGGTATTGAAGTAACGTACATTCCCAGAAAGTATGTTCGCAAACAGACCATCATTAAGGAAGTGCAATCTTCCAAGTTTGACGATAACTTCTTATTAGAAGCGTATGTAAACACATATGATGGTTATAGTGGTGCCGGTGACCTTATGACCAAATTTGGCGTCAGTCTCAGAGATGAATTGACAGTCACAGTATCTAGAGAGAGATTTGAAGATTTTATTTCACCTTTCTTGGATGATGAAAGTGATCAAGAGGTTGAAGTTGCAGGAAGACCTAGAGAAGGTGATTTAATTTATTTCCCACTTGGCAAACGTTTGTTTGAAGTCAAGTTTGTAGAACATGAGAACCCATTTTATCAACTGGGTAAGAATTATGTCTATGAACTCAAGTGTGAACTCTTTGAGTATGAGGATGAAGTCTTTGATACCTCTATTGACTCTATTGATACAGTTCTTGAGGACCAGGGTTACATTCTTGACCTTACGATGTTCTCAACGGGTTCTGGTGCCTCTGCAACAGCATCTGTAGGCACAGGATATATTCAGAAGATATTCCTTGATAATGATGGTTCTGGATTTACTAGCACACCAACTGTTGCGATCACAACAGCACCTTCTGGTGGAACTGACGCTACAGCAGTGGCAATCACAACAACCAGAAATAATATTACCTCCATATCAGAAATCTTGCTGACTAACGCAGGCACAGGATATACTGTAGCACCGACAATTACGATTAGTGGTGGTGGTGGAACTGGTGCTGCTGCTACTTGTGGAATTATTACTGCTCATAGAGGTGTCATATCATTTACAATTACGGACGGTGGTAGTGGATTTACTACAACACCTCCAGTGACAGTTTCTGTTCCTCCACTATCTCCTACAATTAATGCTAGTGCTAGAGCAGTTGTATCTGCTGCAGGAACCATCAGCGAAATTAGAATTGTTAATGCTGGTGCCGGATTCTTAGGATCTGCTCCAACAGTTACAGTCGGATCTGCCGCGACAACTGGTATTGGAACTTTCTGGTTCAACGAGGTCATCACTGGATCTAGATCTGGTATGTCCGGTAGAGTCAAGAGATGGGATGCAGACACCAATATTCTTCGTGTAGGTCTTACATCTGGTTACTTCTTTGCTGGCGAAATCCTTACCGGTGCTAAGTCTGGTGCTGCCTATGTCATTAAGAATCCTGGTGTAGCAAACACTGAGACGGATAAATACAGAGACAATGATGAGTTTGAGACACAAGCAGATAGTCTAATTGACTTCAGCGAAACTAATCCCTTCGGAACATACTAATGTTAGGATCTTACTACTACCACGAAATTATCAGAAAGACTATCATATCTTTCGGTACTTTGTTTAATGATTTAAATATCAAGCACAAAGACTCAAATGGTGGTGTTGTAAGTCAACTGAAAGTTCCCTTGGCATATGGTCCAACACAAAAGTTTCTGGCAAGATTAGAACAGCAGGCAAATCTTGATAAACCAGTTCAGATCACGATGCCTAGAATGTCATTTGAGATGACATCTATTGCATATGACTCAACTAGGAAGTCTGGAATTACTCAGACTTTCAAAGCGGTTGATGGCAATGATAAGATGAAGAAAGTCTTTATGCCTGTCCCATATAATATTGGATTTGAACTGAGTATCTTCGCAAAATTAAATGATGATGCTCTTCAAATTGTAGAGCAAATACTCCCATATTTCCAACCATCTTTCAACATCACTGTGGATTTGGTTGAATCAATTGGAGAAAAAAGAGATATTCCTGTAGTATTAAATTCAGTCAATTTTCAGGATGACTATGAAGGAGACTTCTCTACACGTAGAGCTTTAATATATACTTTACGATTTACAGCAAAAACTTACCTCTTTGGTCCTGTTGCTGAGAATTCCGAAGGTCTTATCCGTAAGGTTCAAGTTGATATGTATGCTGACACCAACACTCAGACAGCGAAGAGAGAGGTAAGGTACACTGCTGTGCCCGATCCAATCACTGCTAATCCAGGTGATGATTTTGGTTTCACCGAAACTTGGGAGACATTTACAGATTCTAAGTCGTATAGTCCTACAAAACAGTCTGATATTTGATACTTATGTCTGATTTTGATGCGATTGATGAGGCACTTAACGTGGAAAGTAGTATTGTTGAAACAGAAAAACCATCTCCTATAAAGAGACCGGTAGAAAGTAACGATATCAAAAAAGACTACGAATATACAAGAGCAAATTTATATTCGTTGATTGAAAAGGGACAAGAGGCAATAAATGGAATAATGGAACTGGCAGGAGAAAGTGCTAGTCCTAGAGCGTATGAAGTTGCTGGACAACTTATCAAAAGTGTGGCAGACACCACAGACAAGTTAGCAGATTTACAAAAAAAACTTAAGGACCTTGAAGAAGACGGAGCAAAGGGTCCTAATAGTGTTACCAATAATGCAGTGTTTGTAGGTTCTACATCAGAACTGCAGAAACTTCTGAAACAAGGATTTCTAAATAATAATAACCCAGAAAAAGATAAATGAAGAAGTGTAAGCAGGGGTATTACTACTGCTATAAAGATAAAAAGTGTAAGCGAATCCCTGGTGGATATCGTGTAGGTCTGGGCGGGTATCTCCGTAGGGAGAGAGAAGAAGAGAGATCTGAAGATAGTAGCGAAACCGAAACCAAGAAAAATGGTAACGGAAATGGTAATGGTGGAAACGGTGGTAATGGTAATGGTGGAAACGGCGGTAATGGTAATGGTGGAAACGGTGGTGGAAATGGCGGCGGTGGTGTAAGTGAAGCAGTAATGAGTCCTGCTCAAAAGAGAAAAGACACCATGCTTAAGAAAAAGTATGATAAGTCTGATATGAAACAGAATATGGTTGATCAGTATGGTAAAGAAGAGGGCACTAAGATTTACTTTGCTACAATTCGTAAGCAGGCGATGCAAGAGGAGTCAAATCCTCGTATTCCTAGAAAAAAAGGTCAACCTGCCAATTCTAAAAAACACTCCGACCTTTATACAGATGAAAACCCAAAAGGAACCATTCATGGTTTAGGTTTCAAAGATGTAGCAACTGCAAAAGCAAGTGTTGCTAAGATAAAAAAATCAAGTCGTTCTCATGCCCATAAAATCCAGGCAGCAGTTGCTATGGAACAGAGAGCAAGGGAAATGGGTAAAACTTCTGAAGCAGCAGTCTATCGTAAGTTCATCAATTCTATGAAAAAGAAGACTGAGAAAATGAACGAAGGGTGGTCAGATAAATATAAGAAGTCTATTGATTGTGATAATCCAAAAGGATTTTCTCAAAAAGCACACTGCCAAGGTCGTAAGAAAAAAATGAACGAAGAAAAGAAGAAAGATCACGAGTATTCTATGGCTCGTTCAGAATTGAAAACTATTAAGAATGCCGCTTCTCGTCTTCAAAAGAAGATGGGTAAAACTGGTGAAGGTGAACTCAAAGCATGGGTTCAATCTAAAATTACCAAGGCAGCAGACTATATTGATACTGCAGCAGATTATGTAACTAATGAGGAAACTTGTCCTATCTGCGGACACGATCCTTGCCAATGTTTGGAAGGTGTTATCACTGAAAAACGTGATGGTAAGTCTTCTAAAGACAAAGGGTATTCTCTCCGCGACTGGTTCAAAGGTGGCGGTTGGAAACAGACTGGTGGTAAATATGATGGTAAACCTTGTGCTAAACAACCCGGTCAAAAGACCAAACCATATTGCCGTGATGCAGACGACCGTGCTGCTATGAGTAAGGAAGAGAGAAACAAGAGAGCTGCTAAAAAGCGTAGAGAAGATCCAAATCCAAACAGAACAGGGAAGGCAAAGAACGTGACTCAAGAATCTTATTCAAACTGGAGACAAGATATTCAACTTGATGAGTTTTTAGGTGGTAGACCTGGTGATGGATTTATTGGACATCCCAACTTGGACATTAAAAATCCTCTCGCCAAAAAACAAATTAAAAAACCTGTTCTACCAAATGCTCAGGGTGGTGGTTTAATTCAAAGAGTTGGTGCTCAGACGGGCGATGTTCGTATGCAGCAAAAATCTGCGATTGAAAATATGCGTAATTCATATCAACCAGAAGGTGAGGTTGTTGAGGGATATGATGATAGTGGTGATGTAATTAGATCAACTGATAAAATTAGAATGGGAGATGGCAAACTTAGAACTTTTAAAGATTTGAAAGATCTTGAATCCAAATTAGATAAGAAAACTAAAAAAGAAGAAGTTGAATTGGTTGATGAAGGCAAGAAAGATGCTTGTTACTATAAGGTCAAGTCTCGCTATTCTGTCTGGCCAAGTGCTTATGCCTCTGGTGCATTAGTCAAGTGCCGTAAAGTTGGTGCCAAGAACTGGGGCAACAAATCAAAGAAGAATGAGAGTGTAGATTATTCTAACTGGAGAGATGATTTCATTCCAACCGAATATGAAACCACCGACTTAATCAAGGCAGATCCAATTAAAGCATCACCATCAAATCTTTTAAAAATTAATGAAAAAAAAGATATACCAGCAGATGTAAAAAAAATCGCTGGTGAATTAGATGCTGCTGTTAAAATGCATAAAAGTCAAGCGAAGAGACTTAGAAAAGCTGGTATCTCTGAAGAAAATCTTGATGAAAAATGTTGGAAAGGTTATGAAAAGAAAGGTATGAAAACGATGTTTGGTAAAAGATATCCAAACTGTGTCAAAAAGAAGAAGACCAGAAAAGAAGAAGTAGAACTTGATGAAAAAAAGGATCCCTGCTGGGATACTCACGAAATGAAGGGAATGAAGAAGAAGGGAAACCGTATGGTTCCCAACTGTGTTCGTAAAGAGCAAGTTTCTGATTGGAGATCTGAACTTAGTGAAGGTGCTGCTTGGACAAAAAAGGAAGGTAAAAATGAAAAAGGTGGACTTAATGAAAAAGGTAGGAAGTCGTATGAACGTGAAAACCCAGGAAGCGATCTTAAGAGACCTTCAAAGAAAGTTGGGAACAAGCGT